CGGGCCGCACTGGTTCAAGGAACCCCAAGTAGAATGTGAAGTGAACGTAAGATCACCGACAAAGACCCGCCTCAACCTCAACGCGGCGTGGGAACAGACGACGCATACAGACAGGGAAATGGGGCGCTCCGCCTACCCGGTCTATCAGCAAACCCTGCGCGGCTTATCCGACCTCTACAAAACGGGCTTTGTGGCAACGGTCGAAGCCTTTGTCGCCCTCTCACCTAACAATGACTACCACGGCAACCTGCGGTCCCTTGTATCGCTTCTGGTGGCATACCAGCAGGGGAAGTCCTTCGATAATTGCGTGATCAGCACCTATCGGGCCTGCGGTGAGCGCGCATGGGGCTACCTATCCGGGGAAGTCTCATTCTTGGATACGGTAAAGGGCCGCAAGATCACCAGCTTCCGGGACAATATCCTATACCTTGAGGACAGCCGCCGGGTGACAGTCGACGGGCATATGATCGCCCTCGGGCTGGCCGATCCCCACATGACCATGAGTGAAGCCAACCTCGCCCTGCGCCAGACTGGCCTCTATGACGACATAGAGCGCACGGTGCTGGGCATAGCCCGGTCCTCTAGGGAAGCCCCCTGCACGATACAGGCGGCGCTCTGGATGTGGCGGAAGCGGACCCTTGGCATCAAGATGAACACGCAACTGGACCTCTTCACCGGCACGACGAAATGGGACGGCGTGATACCAGCCGATGAAATAATTCCATATGAGGGTTGACGAACGGCTTGGAAGGGGGTATATCCAAGGAACACCACGACGCAAACCTTGGAGATACCGACATGAAAAACTACATCGCAGAACTTCAAAAACTCTACTCCGGCTACGACGCCGCGACGATCACCGAAATGTTCCAGATCGCACAAGCCGATCTAGTCGAAGTGAAGCGCCGCGTCCGCGACGGCCTCGCCAAGTCTGGCGAACTCCGGGACGCCCGGGCAGACTTTCAAGCAATGCGCGGCCTGATGGCTCGCCTAGAGCGGGGGGCAATCTAATGGACGACCGCGAAATCATTCAGCACTTCGACGGCCTGCAACGGATGGCCGATCTGATCACCCAGATTTTCGTTTCCCCTGACAAGGGCATCGAAGCGAAATGGGAAGCCTCGGGCTACCTCGCTCAGCTTTCCAACGAATACCCAATGGGGGCCACGACGCTCATGTTCATCGTCGGGTTCTTCGCCGCCAACTTCCTGATCAAAGCCTTTTACCCAGACCGGAAAGCCTGATGGACACTTTACCGACACGACGTATTTACCGCTTCAAAGACAAGACCCGCGCCGACAACGCTATGGGGGTCTTTGAGCGGAATGGGCAAAACCCTGAACTGGAAGCCCCCAAGGAATTGGGTGGCACGTCGCCGGACCAGTACGGCTGGACGGTCTATTATGATGGCCCGGATCAACTCCCCTATGACGTTCACCAGCCGAAGGGTATCGCTAACGCGCACCACCTGCGCCCGGAATACTGGCGAGACTATGGATCGAACGGGCGCAGGCCCCCGGAGTTTGACAGGTGCGCCGTCCGGGGGCTGACCAACTACACGGCCTATCAGTGCCAGTACAAGGCGAAGCATGACCCCGATCATACCGGGAAGCCGACGCGATGCGGGCATCATTGCCGGGCGGTAGGTGCCAAGAAGCAGGCAGCGCGTGACCAGAAACACGCCGAACGCCGGGCGCGGATAGATGCGCGGCAGGCAGAAAAGGACCTTCGGAACGAAGCCTTGGTCCTGATAGGCAAGATCGCCACCGGGCATAATGATCCGCGCGGCGCTGCTATCGAACTCCTGACGAAGTACAAGAAAAGTGATCCTAAGATCATTTAAGGGTTGACGAACGCTCTGCTAGGGGATAGGTTGATCATACACCATGACCCCACCCCTAAGCCCTTGGAGGCCCCAATGTCCTACGCTCCCCACACAAACGACCGCCGGAACCCAGAAGTCGATCCTATTGTTCAGGGCGCTTTCAGGGAAGTCGATAACGGCGGGCTTTTCGAATTCGCGGGCCGGATGCCTCACCACTTCGGGACTTGGGCAGAAGGCTTCGACCAGATCGTCTATGTTGGTCAGGACGCCTATCGCCTCGCGCGGGTCCTCAAGACAGTTGCTTACATCGTCGTAGATGAAGACGCAGACGGTCAGCCGGTCACCGAAAAGTGGGCTATTAAAAACCACCGGGCCTACGACCTCACAGGTATCACGGCATGAACTTCGAAGCGTCCCCTGCTGCCCTCGCGCGCAACGAAGAGGATATCCGGCCCGTCACCAACTGGACGCTCCGCCGGAACCGCTATCGGATGCCCACGGACGCAGAGGCCGATCTGATAGGGGTCGGCACGTCCTACCCATCCACCGTCTCAGTCGTCAACGATGAAGGGCTATTCTTCATCAACGATGGCGCGACTATTCACGTTTTCACCACCGCCGAACTCGGCATCTGATTGGAGGGCTTTATGCCACATACTTTGGAATTCCTCGTTTCCCCCGAAGCCGCACGGCTCCGCATGGAACAGCGCAGGCCCGCGTTCGTGGTCCACCTCGAATTCGAAGGGGGCGGGTATCAGGAAATGGACGCAGACGATCAGGAGGCGGCGTACAACCTTGCCCAGACGATCATCGAAACGTGGGGTAGCGTACTATCTGTTTCGGTCCGGCGCGTCCAGCACGATGGCACCCTCGGGGAAGGGGGTCGCCTCTACATGAAGAAAACCGGCCACACGAACTTTGCGCGGCCACGCCCGGGTACGATTGGGACCTATCACCGTATGCGCCAAGACGGGACCATCGACCCGGTATTCGTCAAGCGGTTCAGGATCAAGTCGGTCGGTGCCCACATCGCCATCGCCCAATACACGAAGGAAGGTGGGTCGCCTGATATTTTCGAAGTGGAAGCATCCAGTTTCATCTGGCTGTTCAGCGACGGCCCCAACAAGTGCCATGTCTGGCCCGGTCACCCGCTCCATCGCCATAAGAGGGGGGAAGACTGAAATGGTAGACCTCACGCGCCCGCGCGCGGCAACGCGCATCGAAACGGAACTCCGTGCCCGCTATGACGCGCTCATGGTAATGGCCCTCTTCATGGCGGCAGCGATCCACGTTCTAACATGATCATTGCCTGACCCCCCTCCCCTGTCATACAGTGTCGCCAATTCTCAGGCACTCTTGATAGGGGACCCCCATGCCCAAAGACATTCTGGAACAGATCGAAAGCCTGCAAGCCGCCGTCGCTTCCCTTGCCGAAGAACTCCGCAAGAGTGAGGCCGATGGGGACCGGGAACAGTTCCGCAAATTCGATATGGAAAAGCGCCTCGTGTACGCAGAAGTCTATCTGCCTGACACCGAGGACGCGCACGGCCATTCCATGACCGCTCAAGAGATTGAGAAAATGGCCCACGGCTTCCTCCGGAACCGACGCACGACCGATATCGACCTGAACCACGACAACAACGTGGGGTACGATTGCTACATGGTCGAAAGTTTCATCGCCTCCGAAACCGATCCTGTCTATATGCCCGGATCGTGGGTCGGTGTGGTCAAGATTGAGAACGATGAAGTCTGGCGCATGGTCAAGGATGGCGAGATTACCGGCTTCTCATTCGAGGGGATGGGCTACCTCGTGGACAGCGATACCTAGCCCGATAAGTCCCTTGACCCGTGCACCTAAGATCACTAATGTTGCTATCACAACTCCGACGCAGGAAGGATGCCTTCGTCTCGCAGCAGATATTAGTGGCGAAACTGGAAGGCTCACATGCCCCCTATCGACAAAAATAAGAAGCGTAAGCACCAGCGTCTTGTCGACGTTGATGTGACGCATGTGTCGCTGGTTGACCGCCCGGCTAACCGGACCCCTTTCAAATTCGTCAAGCGTGACGAAGAAACAGAAACCAAAGGAGCGTTTCCAATGCACATTGGCCTCAAGAATATGTTCGGCTCGCGCGGCCCGGCGGTATCGGCAGTCATGGCTGACACCGAAGCCAAAGCCCGCGAAGTCGCCAAGACCATCATGGTCGAAGGTACCATTGAAATCACTGAGCAGGACGGCGTGTTCGTCGCCCGCAAGCAGGGTGTCGCTCCGACCGACGATGAACAGATCGTGCATCTAGGCAAGACCGTAAACGTCGCCTATGCCGTCGCCAATCTCCGCAAGGAACTGGTCCTCTACGGCATGGAAAGCGAAGACTTCGCAGAGACGGTGCAGAAGGAAGGCTTCGTGCCGGGCCTCTACACCGCGACCGAAGCCCTCCACACGACTATCCGCAACATCGCCATGAGCGAAGACACCAATTCGCCGGAAGCGTTCAAGACCAAGGTGGACAAAGCCCTGACCGACTTCGCCGGTTATGTGGACAGCCTCGTGTCTTCGCTGCCGACGCAAGCCTTCAAGTTTGAGAAAGCCCTGATGGTAGTCTCTCCCAACGGTGCTGGTGCAGCCCGCCCGGCTCTTCCGGACGGCTTCTCCGACAATCTCTATGACGCCATCTTTGGCCCCTCTGAGTCCTCGACCGACAAGGACGTGGACAAGGTGAAGGAAGAAGCTGGCGTTCCTACAGGCAAGGAAGGTGAAGAGAAGCCCGCAGAGGCCGCTCCTGCCCCCGAAGACGCCCCCAAGGCGGAAGAGGCCCCGAAAGAGGGTGAACCCGCCGCAGCGGCCCCCGCTGGCGAAGAGGCTCCCAAGCAGGAAGCCGCGCCCGCGAACCTTGAAGAACTGCCAAAGGGCAAGGAAGAGGCACAGGTCGATCCTGCTGCCGTCTTGGCCGAGGCGATGGCTGAACTGACCAAGAACCTTGGCACTCAGATCAGCGAAGCGATTAAACCGCTGGCCGACCGGATGGACAAGTCCGACGAAGCCACGGCAAAGCTGTCGAAGGCCATTGGCTCTTCGGTAGCCTCCACCCCGGAAGCAGATGAAGACGGCGGCAATGTCGTTGATCTGGCCAAGGGCAACCCCGGCAATAGCAATCCGCCGCTGCTGGACACCGCCTATCGGGCATCGAAGCGGGGCTAAGGCCCAGACCTACAGGCCGCAAACATAGGAAAGGGCCAAAACCATGAACAACCGTGAACTCCTTCGCAAAGCCGATATCGCGCTGTCGGACCTGACGTCCAACGGCGGCGCGTTGACCGCTGAACAGGGTAACGCCTTTATTCGTAAGCTGATCCTACAGCCGACGATGATGGCCGTGATCCGGATTGTTGAAATGAACGCTCCCCAGCGTAACATCAACAAAATCCAGTTCGGCACACGCATCCTGCGCGCCGGTACTTCGGCAACCGCTCTGACTGAGACTGAGCGTTCCAAGCCGACTACCAGCCAAGTCCAACTGAACACCGACGAAGTGGTGGCCGAAGTCCGCCTCCCCTATGACGTGATCGAAGACAACATCGAACGCGGCAATATCGGTCTGAACTCGGATGGCTCCGGCGGCGCTGGTCAGCCCGCTTCGGGCGGCTTGGTCGACACGATCCAAACCCTGATGGTTGAGGCCGCATCGCGCGACCTTGAAGAACTGAACATCCAGGGTGACACGGCCTCGACCGACGACTATCTGGCTTTGCAGGATGGCTACATTGCCGACCTGACCGCGAAC